CGCCCGCGTCCGGCGTAGTTGCAGAGCACCTCCGCCGTGCCGCGCCATGCGACAACATCGATCCAGTCTGTGCCGCCCTCTTTGCCGTTGCGATCAACGGCAAGAGGGAACGACACAACGGATACGCCGCTGTTCGTCTTTTTCAGCTCCAAATCCCGCCCGATGCGTCCCATCAGGCAGATTCGATTCATGCTCATTTCAATTCCTCCTCGCTTTGGTGTTGGTGCAGATAGAGCACATGGCTCTTGCCGATGGCGGCGTTTTGGGCGAGCCATGCGCGCGCCTGCTCGCGGGATAGATGGCTCTCCATCGCGCGGCTCTCATAGCTGAATTCTCCCGCCTCCAGCTTGCGCTTCATGCGCTCCTGTATCTCCTCTTCGCCGTAATTGGCTTCGATCAGATAAAGGTCGTAGTCCTGCGCCACAATGCCGTCCAGCGAGGCGCAGTCCGTCGCATAGAACACGCGCTCGCCGTTTGCAAATTCGATATGCCACGCACAATTCGGAACATCGTGAGGAATGGAATTGTAGGACACACAGACGGGGTAGAGAAGGGAACAGGAGTAGAACAGCACATGGCCTGCCATGCCCTCGTCGGTCACGCGGCGGTCCACGCCGATGCGTCCCATCGGTTCCATGAGCCACGGAGGGACGCACCAGCGCAGCGCAGGGCGCAGGAAGTGCAGGCGCTTGATGGTCTCGGGGTTGAAGTGGTCGCCGTGAACATGCGTCAGCAGGACGAGCCTCAATCCCTTGCAGTATGGTTCGAGTTCCCGAAAGGGAACGCCGCAGTCAATGAGTATTTCATCATTCAGCAGTACGGCGTTCCCCTTGGAGCCAGTCGAAATGACCTTGACCTTACAGATCATTCATGCTCACCTGCTTGGTGGTGCCGGTCTTTCCGTCGTCCGGCGTACCGAGGGCGTCAGCGGGAGCGGGCAGCTCGTCCTTGACCTCGCCTGTGGTCTCGTCCACTTCGACGGTCGGGAGATCAAAATACTGCTCGCGGCTCGCGCGTCCCTCTTTCAGTGAGGTATACACATTACGCAGGCGCACGATGCTCTGCGCCGTGAACGCTTCGGCCTTGCAGCCGATGTACTTTTCAAGGCACTCCATCGGTACGCCGAAGTCATCCTTGAACGCCTGTCCCATCTTGCGTACGCGGTCGATCATGGGTTCATCGCTCTTTCCCATCATCGTCTTGGTACACGCCGCAAGAGCGGCGTCTACCACGTCGCCGGGGATAATGCCAAGAATGCACGCGCGCATACGGCGCGCGCCCTGATTGGCGACCATTTCATAGATGTCGCGCGGGTCGGTGAGGGCAACGCTGCCTTTCTTGGTGTAGCGGATATGCGGCACGGTGAAGATCTTCGTCTGGCGGGTGTTGGTCTCCAAATCCCAGCAGTAGGCCATGACGGTACTCTCGCCGTTCTTCTGCTCCAGCTCGGTAATGCCGAAGTCGAGGTTGCCCCAGTTCTGCGCCATGACCTCGGCGAGACGGATCGAGGGGCCGGTCACGTTCTCGCCGCCGCGCGGGTATTCATAGATCGCGCGCTCGGCAAGGCTCTTGCGCTTGCAGGCGTTGAGAATGCGGTTGTTCGCTTCGATCTCGTCACGGGGAAAACGCTTGGCGACGACCATTGCCGCCTGTACCTCCTGCGCCTGACGGGAGATCATCATTTCGGCGTTCACGCTCTTGGCGCTCACAACTTCGGTGCTGTTGTAGGTCTGCATTTCGTTCATGGTAATATCCTCCTTAAAATAATCATTCGTACTGATAGCCATTGCTGACAAGGAATTGCTTCAAAAGGCGCAGGCGCTCGCGCGTATCGGTCACGCGGAACGACACCGTGAGGCGTTCGACCGCCGCCTGCTCCACGCGCTTCGGGACGACCTGCGGGGCCGCTGCGACGGTATCTCCAGCAGCGCGCGCTGCTGGAGATACCGTGTGGCGTTTCACGGCCTCGCGCTCCTCCTCGGCGCGGCGGTGACGCTCGTTGACAACGGAGATCGCAAGCGAGAGGTCGAGGTTATTTTTGTACTCCACCATGATCTCCGGCGCGTTCTCGCCCATCGTGCCGATGGTTTTCATGTCCTGCGCCACGCCGTCCACCTTTAGCTTGATCTGCTCCATGAGCTTCTTCGGCGTCTTGGCTCTGGCGCTCGCCATATCGACCTTAACGCCGGTCTGCCCGAACGAAAGGAAGTCGATCTCGTTGACCGCGCACAGCTCCCGAAAATAGCCCAGCAGCATTTCCTCGCAGCGGCTCTTGATCTCGCTTTCCGTCGCGTCGATCTTGGCTTTCAGGTCTGCGTCGGCGCGCTTGTACGGGTCGGCGATGCACTCACGGTAGACGGATTCGAAGCTGTCGTACTTCTCCATGATTGCGGCTTTAATGGCCTTGCGCTGGGTCTCGGCATCGGCAAACTCGCGGTTCATTTCGGCGCGAATGTTCTTCACGCTGGTTAAGGTCTCGTCGGTGCAGACAAGGCTCATTGCCTCTGCGACGCGCTGCTCCGTCTGCTCCTTCCGGCTCCTCAAATGCTCCTCGATCACGGGGAGTTGAGTCACTTTCATCAGGGTGTTATCCATCTTCGGTCTCCTCCAATTCTTCAAAATACATTTCCTCTGCGCCGCAGTCCGGGCAGAACTTTTCCGTCACAAGGGCATAGCCGCGCTCACCGTCAAGGTTCTCGCGCCTGCGCAAGACGTCGGGCTCGTCAAAGGTCAGCCCGCACCATTCGCAAATGTACATCACATCATCGCCGAGACCGCGATGAGCACCGCCGCCAGCAACAGGCAGATACCAGCAAAAAGCATCGCCTCATCTGCCTTGCGCTGCTCTCTCGTGCGCTTGTCGTGCCGTTTCATCGTCTGCACCCCCTGTCGAGATACGGCAGCAGATCATACAGCACCTTGCACACCGCGCACGCGCCGATGACGGCAAGGGAGGTCGTAAAGTCGCAGCCGTTGAGCGCGATCACAGCAGCGGCGATACCGCCGAAAAATAACGTGTCGATCATGCCTCCACCTCGCGTTCCGAGATCCACTCGTTCACAAGGCGAGTGTAGATTTGGAAGATCCTGCGCTTGCCGCCGCGGATGCACACGCCGAAGGGGTAAACCCGCTGCTCAAGGCCAGCTGCCAGAGATTCGTTCGAAATACTCAGCCCGTGTTCTCTCAGATACGCCGCGCACTCGTTCAAGTCCATTGTCTGAATCGTCTTCATTTGCGTGCTCCTTCCTCGCCAAGAAACTTCTGAATGAAATACTGCTGGCCTTTGCCGGTGACTTTCGTGGTCTTGCTCACTGTCACCGTGCCGTCAGAATGTGTGATCGCCGTTTCCTTAACGGTGAAAAGCCCCAAGTCCATTGACTTTTGCGTTGGCATATTGAAGTCTGTGCCGTTCCGGCGAATCAGATAGCCGTTTTCGCGCATCCAACGGAACAGTCGGTGCTGCCCGACGTCAACGCCGTTTTGTTTCAGCAGCTTCGCCAGCTCGCCGACGAGGATTGAAGTCTTGCTTGCGCTGACCGCATCGGCAAAAAGCACCTTTGGCGCGTCGGCCTCGACCTTGTTTTCAAGCCGCTTGAGCTTGTCCCCTGCGATTTGCAGCGCGCGAGCCATGACTTTCTCCGGGCTGTTCCAGTCCTTTTCAATTTGAAGAAAATACTGGCGAGCCTGCTTGCCCTTTTCATTGCGCTGGATCATGCAAAGCTCTTTCGCCATGTCGATGGTGAGCACTGCGTCCTGTGCAGGGCGCCCCCCGGTACTTTCGCTCAAAAATGAGCAGAAGTCTTCTCCCTCGGTGAACCCGTACTCGCACATTCTCGGGAACCAGTCTTTATAAGCCGTCTTCACTTCGAGGAAATCGTGCAGGTCTCGCGCAGAGACCGCAGGGCGGTCATTGTTGTAAGTGATCTTGATTAGCTCGTTCATGTGCCCTCCTTATCCTCGGCGCGTCGTTCAATGATCGCGTCGATTGCGCCCTCCACTCGCTTTCGCGCATCGGGCGGCTTGCGCCTTCCGTTCAAGATCATGCTGATATAGGCTCTTGTCACGCCCATCTCAGCCGCGACTTCTTCAAACGAAATGCGGTTGGTGTGCATCTTTCCGACTGCACGGCCAGTCCATGCTTCAAGCAAAGCCATTCCTCCCTTTTCATTCTGTTAATTTTGTTGACTGTGGCAGGGAAGTTTGCTATACTGCTTTCGCGGGGTTATCTCCATAAAGGGGGGTGATCGCATGAGAAACGCAGCACATACTTCGTCCGAGCTCGCGTCGCTTGCTGGCAAGTTGATGCATCACGAGGACAAGGACGTTCGTTCTCTTGCCGCCATCGCCTTAGCTAACCGGCGAAAGTAGGTCAGCTAACAGGAGAAAAGATGAAGCTACTCGCACATTTTCGCCCCGCAGCCGCCTTGATGCTCACGCATCGGGGCGGTTTTCTTTCCCTGCCGCAGTCAAATTTGGGGTTGCATAAGTTAACTAACCGTGCTATTATGCAGATAGCCGAACCACATAAGAGCTTGACACGGACGAATAAATCGTCGGGGTCTGGTTTTATGTTCCCTTTTTCAACTCCACGTCCAAATTATACGGTTAGAATAGTTAGAAGTCAAGGCAAAATTGTTAACTTTTCTATCTTCGTCGATCTGTTCAAAAACGTCCTATGGAATTAACTACTTTTTACAAAAATTTCGTATCCCTCTGCACTAAAAACGGTCTGAACCCATCAGGTGTAGCCAAAGCAATCGGCCTTTCAAATGCTGCTGCGACCGGATGGAAAAAGGGGAAAATGCCAAATGATACTACTCGGGAAAAATTGGCAAACTATTTCCACGTGACTGTTGCCGATCTAATAGGGGACGACTGCGCAGAAAAAGAAGCCGCAGCCCCGAAGGGCGACGGCCTTTCCCCGATGGAATCTCAGCTGATGGAATATGTCCGCGCGCTTACGGACGATCAAAAGAAGATGCTGCTGGCACAGTTGCAGGCGCTAAAGAATCAAGAATGATCCGTTTTTGTTCATCGCTGAGATCGCGAAACGCCTGTAAGATTTCGCTGTCGATGTCTTTCATCTATGTATCCTCCGTTCAAGTTGTTCCACCTATTATCTCTCATAAACCAACCATTTTCACCACGAGGGCGTGCTTTCATGGGAATGTATAACGACCCGGAATATTTTGAAAAGCGCGCGCGATACCAGCGCCGCGTAATAAAGAATATCGTAAATCTGTTTCTTTCGATTTTTCGTATAAAATAGGGAGGGTTCAATGAGGCTTATCCGCGGGATACTCGATATTGTCGCAGTCTTGGGATGTTATGTGCTTCTCTCAACTTTATTTCATTTTATTTCTGATTTAATCGCCGCGAAAAAAACAGGGATTCGGCCAAAGCTATCAAATTATATCAACATTCATTCAAGGTCAGATGTCCGACTATTTTTTGTCGCATTGCTCGGTGTCGCATATGCCCTTTCATTTTTGTTCTTCGCAAAGCCAGAGATAGGAGCTTTTCTGGAAAAACTTTCCTACGAAACGGATTATGAAGCTACGCTCTCTTCGGAATACACCACTTTTTATTGCATTGCCACTATTCGAAGAGATGATAGCGGATATTTCATAACAAAGCTCATTATGCCTTACGGCCACGAAGTAGAAGTTGATGATTGGGACGGATATTCCCCCAAGCATAATATTTCGGAAATTTATGTTGGAACCGACGACTATTACGAATGTCAAATATCATTAGATGGCCCTGCAACATACAACTCTTACAGCCGCGTCGAACGGTATGCCGTTTCAAATTACGGGGATTATTGTGCAAGCAAAGAATCCGATGTATATCATTCACTGGGCTGCCCTCACACGAAAAATATCCTAAAAGAAAACCTTGTTTATTTCAGTGAAAGCCAAGAAGCGGAAATACTTGGGTTTTATGCTTGTGAAACATGTAACCCACATTGGGAAGGATGAAAAAGCCCTCGCCGCCTCTGCAACACCGGCGAGGGCTTTTCAGCAGCAGCGGGGAGCGGTCGCCGCTGCTTGTTTTGACCATATCGCGCTTTACCTTACCACTTCAATACCAAGACCTTGCAACACGACGGCATTCGACCGCATTCGACAGACCCGCTTTTGGCACCCCAAACAGGCGGAAACCGGAAAAGTTAAGGTGATGTAAATGAACATTCAAGAGCTGTGTAAAATCCGTAAAGAAGAACTGAAACTGACCTACCACGATATTTCCGACGCTTCCGGCGTGCCGCTGTCCACCGTCCAGAACTTCTTTTCCAAAATGTCGAAAGCCCCGTCCATTTACACCGTCGCGCCGATCTGCAAGGTGCTCGGTATATCCCTTGACGAAATATTCGGAATTTCCGAACACTTGACGCCGACCGAGGAAACCTTGCAAGCACGCAACGATGAGCTTGAACGCCACGTGGATGCAAAAGCGGACACGATCGAGATCATGCGGCGCGGCGTCCGTATCCGTAACGGCGTGGTTGCTATAATGTTCCTCATCATCGTTTTTCTCGCTGTGTGGTGTGTGTACATTGATTTTCATTGTATAGATTATGGATTTTGGAGGGGCTGACATGGCGAATTGCATCAAATGTAAAGCAGCGCTGCCGGAAGGCGCGCTGTTTTGTCCTATGTGCGGCAAAAAGCAAGTGCCGGAAAAGCGCAAGGCGCTCAAGCGCGCCAACGGAACCGGCACGGTATATAAGCTGCAAGGACGAAGAACGCGCCCGTGGGTCGCCGCAAAGAATCGGGTCATCATCGGATACTACCCGAAGAAGTCTGACGCGCTGGAAGCGCTGGAACGGCTCTCCGGCAAACCGCTGGACGAGCGATACAATATGACCTTTGCCGAGGTGTTCGATGCGTGGAAAGCGGAGCACTACCGCGAGATCGGCTCAAGCGGGGTAGAATCTTATGACCGCGCATTTGATGTCTTTGCACCGCTGCATAACAAAAAATTTCGTGATCTGCGCGCAGCAGATTTCCAAGCGGTCATTGACCAGCATATGAGCAAGTCCCACTCCACCGTTTCGAAATACAAGCAGCTCGCGACGCAAATGTCAAACTGGGCCATGCGGGAAGAGATTTGCGTGACAAATTTTGCGCATTACATCAAACTTCCCGAAAACGTGAAAAAGGAAAAGGAGATTTTCACTGATGGAGATATTGAAAAGCTGGAATCCAACGGCAGCGACGCAGCGAAGATCGTGCTCATGCTTCTATCGACCGGCATGCGCATCGGTGAGCTATTTTCCCTGCCCGTCGCATCTTATCACGAGACCTACGTGATTGGCGGTGAGAAAACGGAAGCCGGGCGTAACCGTGTAATTCCGATTCGGGGCGAGGGCAAGCCTTACTTTGCGTATTTCGCATCCAAAGCGACTGGGCCACTGTTGCTCTCCGGCTATGAGGGCCAGCATTCCCCCGAAAATTACCGAAAGCGCGATTATTACCCCTTGCTGTCCCGCCTCGGGATAGAAAAAAAGACCCCTCATGCCACGCGCCACACTTACGCCACGCGCGCGGTAAAGGAAGGTCTTCCGCCAGAAATCCTTCAAAAAGTTCTCGGACATGCAGATTATTCTACTACTGCAAACATTTACACCCATATTGACCCCGATACGATCGTAGCGGCTGTTACAGGCACGTTACTAACAAAACCGGAATCAGGCAAAAAGAAAAAGCCTTGAAACCGTTGAGTTTCAAGGCTTTTTTGGTGGAGACTGCTGGACTCGAACCAGTGACCTCCTGCGTGTGAAATAGCTACGAACGCGCGCTTTGCAGAATTATGTTGCAATAGCCCGGAATAAAGCAGAATAAATGTAACAATACAGGATTAAATGCTTCAATATTCCGCTTCATTCCTTCGCGGTTGCTAACAAATCCCTAACAGGTCTACTCCCGGAACATGTCCTGCAAGAGTTTCACTTCCGCCGCTTTATCGATCTGCTTCCTGTGCAGATAGTCATAGAGGCACTTCATGCCCTCAGGCGGCTCGCCGTGCTCCTGCCGGTACTTCTGGATGACGCCAGCGACCTCGGCGTGGAGCATCGTCATGTGATGCATCTCTTCGCCGGAAAGCTCATAAAACGTCTTTGCAAGAGCGGGACATTCGTCCTTGTATTCGAGGGCGCATTTCGCGTACTTCATCGCGTCATCGATTTCCTCGTCGACCATCGCCGACAGTTTTTCAATGAGTTTCATTTTCTTCCTCGCTTTCTGCGGTCGGCTTCGGCATTGCTTTTTTGATCTCTGCCAGTGCCGCGTCGCCGATCTGATTGCCGATGCTGCGCCCTGTGGGCGTGGCCACCATCGCGCCAAGCAGCATCCCGATCAAGAGCTGCACCATCGCGCACCTCTCAGATCCGCTGCACGCGCAGCGCCACATTATTGACCGTAGCAGCGGCACCGGCGAGTACCAGCGTCAGAGCGGACCCTTCCGCGCAGCAGACCTGACGCACAAGCGCCGGAATGCTGAGATCGACCGTGCCGTTGGCGGCGGCAGTCGCCGAGGCGGTCGCGCCGGGGACGGCGACGCCGTCCTTGTAGAGTGTAACGGTGACGGTTCCGGCAGCGGCAGGCGTGACGGTGACCGAGGCGTCGGCATCGTAGTAACCGGCACCGGTGATGTTGACAGCGTTGCCGTTGAGCGCCACGTCACAGCCGTAGCGGCGGATAAGGCTGCCAAGAGGGATGACGCCGTCGACCGCGACTGCGGTGGGCGTCTGCATGGCAGCGTAAAGAGCGGATTTACAAGACATTTTTTATTCTCCTTCCATAAAAATGGCGGGGCTATAGCCCCGCCTGTTACCCGGCCATAGGGGCCTGCCATGTCCCCCGAGCGGGGAATATGGTCTTAAAGGTTGACGTTGCCGTTGCAGCCGCAAGACGCGGGGATGATCTGGCCTGCGCAGGTCGAAGCCACGCCGTACAGTGCGGGCTTGGTCAGCATGCGGCCCTCGATCGCATCCAGACGGCGGTTGAAACCGCAGCAGCAATCGGAGATCTTCGCCGCCAGGGCGTCTGTCTGCTCCTTGGTGAAGATGCCGTTCTTGAGGTTCTGGTTCTCCATCTTGAGGTCGAAGATGGTCTCCTGCAGGCGCTGCTCGTAGATGCGGCTGGCCTGACTGGTGATCGCCTCAGTGCTGGCGTTGATTGCCATGCGCGTGTCGTTGCTCTGCTGCTCGATGAGATACTGCGTGCGGGACGTGTCGATGATCCCCTGCTTTTCGACCTCGCAGTTGCTCACGCGGTTGCAGCCGGTGTCATTGACGGGATACGGCATATTGCCGCGTCCAAATCCAAAGCCGTTGCCAAAGCCGCCAAACAGCGCCGCGATGACGATGATGATAAACAGTACCGCGAGCCAGCTCATGCCGGTGCTCTGATCGTTGTTCATGGTGCATTCTCCTTTCCTCAAAAATTATTCCAACAGCTATTTCAGCCGGGGGAATTTGGTTGAGTGCCCCGCTTTGCCCTTTTGCGGGGCCTGTGAGCCGTTTTGTGTGCCGCCGAGTATTTTATTGGCGTCAGAGCGCAAAGCCTCTGGGGTCGTGCCGAGAAGCCCGCACAGGGCCTTCGCCTGCATTGTGCGCCCGTAGCGCGAATATAGGCTGTCGGCGATACCAGGATCAATGCCGAGCCTGCGCGCCGTGCTCTGCACGCCCTCCAGCGTGTCAACCGTCCCGCTGATCGCCTGCTCCGCTTTCTCCGCCGCGCCTTGCAGGTCGGCGCTGGGAAACATTCTCGCCGCTGCCGCTAAGAGTTGCTTGAGGTCCATTTTCCTTCAGCTCCTTTACCTGATCGGTCAGATTTTTGATGACCGCAGCCATGTCGCTCATAGCCGACTGCATTTCGCCCATTAGCTCCTCCTGCGTCTTGGGCGGAGTGATGACGCCCAGCTCAACAAGCTTGTCGTAATACTCCTGCGTGGTGGCTTCCAGCTCGGCGTATGCCGAAGAGGTCTTGCCGATGAGCTGCTGGCGGTTGCCGAAATAGTCGGTCTGGAAAATATCACCGTTGTCGATAACACACATCATGCAGTTTCCGCCGCTGTATCCGGCGATTGCAAACTGGTCCATGCGCGCACCTCCTTTTGTTGTCTCAATGATAACGAAAAAGAGGCCCCGCAAAGAGCCTGAAAAAGGTCTTTGTAGGGTCTCTTCTTTATGTGTTTTTGATGCCGTCCGCGATTTTGCTGTACGCCCGGCGCCGCCGCGTCTTCACGTACTCCGGTGAGACGTGCAGCGTCTCCGCGACTTCGACGCGGCTCTTCCCGCGCACATCGCATTCAATAAGGCAGTACGCCTCATCGGGCGGCAGCTCAAACGATAAGATATACGCCACGGCTCGCTTGGGGGCCATAGAGGATAACTGTGCGCGGATCGCTCGGTGCTGCTTGTCCATGCTGTGCACCGGGGCTTGCAGAGCGCTCACGCGAGGGGAGACATTGCAGGCCTCCCGCCCGTTTTCCTTTCCGTGCCCGATTCGGACACAATTATTTCATTGTCGCGAGCTTGCGGATCAGGTCACTGCCGTACTTGTACGCCGCGAGGTAGTCGAGCGTCGGATCGAGCAGCCCCGCGCGCTTCTTGAGCACTTCGCGGTAGTCCGGCTCCACAAGCCTGCTCTTGAACTCCTTTTCCCACTTGCCCGCGTTCTCCCTGCCGGACCAGTACGCGGGACACAGCTTACCCGTCACGTCAAAGTGGCGGATGACGTTGCTCGCGGGGATGTTGTACTTTTTCATCAGAGCTTTCGTCAGCTCAAGTGCCTGCGCGACGGTCTTCGCGCCCGGCGCGTATACGCCGTTCTTCTTCTCATCGCACAGCTCAATGCTGATGCTGTTTGCGTTCAGGCAGCGGCCGTGCAGCGTCCCGCCGCCCGTCTGCGGGCAAGACGGGTACTTCTTCCCGCCGACCGCCCACGCAACGCGCAGGTCATCCACGCTTTGTACGATCTCCTTCTCGTCGATGAAGTAGTGCGCGCTGGTCTTCACGACGTTCGAAGCGTAGTATTTGGCGTTGTTCATCGCCGTGTCGCCGTCGTTGCCGGTGTAGTGGATGACGATGTAGCGGATACCGCTCGCCGTGCGCTTGCCGCCGACGTTCCCGGCGTTGGCCGGATATTTGCGGATATTCACACCGCTCACTCTCCCTTCGCACTGCCCGCCGCATTCTGTGTGCCGAAGTAGAACGCGATGACCATGAGGTACACGGTGTTGAATTCCTGCGTCACCTTCGACTGTACTGTCAGCACGCAGAAGGTCGCCGTCAGCGCAATCGTCACAAGGCTCTTCACGCTAAGAAGGTTTGCGATTCTCTTGTTCAGTAATTCGTTCATGTTATTCGTCCTTTCCCTTGATTTTGATTCCAGCCAGCAGGCCGAGTTCTGCCGTCCACGCGGCGAACCACGCGACGGTCAGGCTATCCGGCACTACCTTGTCATGCGCGGTCAATACGAGCACCGCAATGCAGTACCAGCAGAGATTGAGCACTGCCGCTATGACGTACTTGTCCCGCTTTCTCAGCTTCTTCATAAAACCACACCCGACAGCAGCCACGCGATAAACGCACCCGCCAGCACCGCGAGGGCCTTGTCGACCAGACTGTCCCAACGTTTCCCCGCCTTGCCCGTGATGGCTTTCACGTCCTCTTTGATCTCCTTGACGTCGCCCTCAACGGTCTCCTGCTTGGTCGCCAGCACTTCGACCGACGTTGCCAGCCTGTCAAGCGCCGTCTGGTGCTCCTGCAACTCATTGATTCGATGCGTATTGCTCTTGCACCTGCTTTCAATCAGCGCGATCTCTGCGTCATCGTAGTGCTTTGCATTATCCATTTTTCACGCCCCCTTATTTTTATGGTGTTCTCCATTGAGCCTATCATGCCGCCTCCGCAAATTCACCACGGGGCAAAAGAACCTGCCGGTGATCCGACAGGTTCTTTTTCTTTACGCCGCTTTCCTCCTCATGATTGCAAGCTGCTCGTCCACCCTCGCGCGGTTCCAATGGCGAATCTTCTTTGGCACGTCCAGATATTCGTACATTGCCGTGCGCTGCTGCTCGTTAAGCCCCGAGCGGAACAGCATTTCCATGATCTGCAAGCCCTTGCTATAGTCGATGCTGTCACCGTCCTTGTCTTTCAGCATTTCGCACTCGCTCGCCGCCGCCTTGCAGGCCGCGAACACGCCCGGGGCGATGCGGTACTGCTTCTGTGCCTCCTGCGCATTCTGAATCCATTTGGTCGTGATCTCGTACTGCCCGCCAGAGTTTTCTTTCAGCGCCACCGCCTCTGCGTAGCTCTCGACGTAGCCGAGCGCCTTGTCTTTGCCCTCGTCAGAAAGGCGGGAGAACGCGCCGCTGCTCGTTGCCTTATCAGCCTGCGTGCGGTAGGTCTCGCCCTTCTGCGTCTCATATTTGCTGAACGAGCTCGCGTTCAGGTCCGCCGCGCTGAATTTCTCCTTGTCCTCGCCGCTGTTATAGGCGTACTTTCCGCGAATGCCCAGCAGGTCAAGCGACTTCTGCGGAAACGAGTAGTTGGCCTCGCTCTCGGCCTTCTTGTTGTAGCGGGTCTTAAGGCTGCTTTGGATGCTCTCGCCGTCAATCCCCATCTGCTCCATCAGGTCGCGGCGGACGTGCTCATAGGTCGCGTAATCGCCCTGTTCCAGTGCATCATAGAGGATACCGATAAACCGGCTCCTGTTGCCGCTGTTGGCAAGGTTGTAGCTGAACTTCTCCACCTCGTACTGGAAGCCGAGGCTGCCGCTCGCCTGTGCGATGGTGCGCAGCGTCGCCATAAGGTCGCGCTTGATGTTGGCGACCGGCAGACCAAACATCTTGCTCGCCGCAGCCAGCAGCGTGAGCGTGGCCTCCTTACGTGTCTTCTTGCCGTCACCGCTTGCGCTGTCAACAAAGGCTCTCGCCGCGTTGATCAGATCGGAGAAAACTTCCATGTCAGGACGGGACACATCATAGCCCTGCGCAAGTGAGAGAATATCCTTTGCGAATGGGATTTGCGCCACGGGGTTCATGTTGCTGCCGACGTTGCCGTTCAGCACGACGTTGCCGATCAACTCGAGCGCGTTCTTCTCGTCTCCCTCCACGCCCGTAAAGGCTGAAAGGAATTTCTCCCCGTAGTCCTTGTCGCGGTCATCGTCGCGCAGGCCGTCGACAATGCTCTGTGCCAGCGCATTCACCACATTCGTAACGACCAGCGCCGTTGCCGCGCGGCCCAGCGTCTTGAGGGCCTTGCTGCGCTTCGCCGGGTTCTCCTCATAGCGGAAGTTGTCATAGCTGCGAAGCAGCACGTTCAGGCTCATGATGGGCTCGCCCATAAAGGCCGTCGCCTGCTGCGAGAGGGTGCTCTTGCCGCGCATGATGTTGCTGCGCTGCAAGATTCCGTCGACGACCTGCGTCTGATCGATCATATCGGAGAACACATCGTTGACCGCGCTGTAAAATTCATTGCTGCCCGCGCGGACGTCGGGCTTTTCACGCTTCACCTGCCACTCGCAGGCGTTCCACAGCTTCCCCCACGTCGCGGCATCTGCCTTGCCCGCAGCAGCGCCCGCGAGGTCGTTCAGCTTGTTCGTCACGCCCTCCTTGCCGTAAAAGCGGTCTTTCAGCGTATACGGCGACGAGATATCAAAACTGCCGACGGCCTTGCGCATCGCGATAGGGGAATGCTCGAGCGCCTTCTCCCAACCGCTCCCTTTCGTCACGCCGCCGGTCATGCCCTTTGCCATGTCCTTCGGATCAAGAACCGCCGCCGCGCGGAAGAAGGCCGTCGGCTGCTGGATGACGACGCGGATGTTCGCGCCGACAGACGCGCCCTTGAATTTGCCGACGAACTTTCCCATCTTGCCCGTGATCGGCTCAAAGTCTTTCGTGCCAATGCCGTTCTGAATGTCGCCCATCAGTTTTTGCCAGTACTGCTGCGCGCCCTTGCCGCCCTTTTCGTCGAGCAGGCCCTTGACGCTCACGCCGGTCTTATTGCCCGCGTCGTTGCGGTACTGGAAGTTGAAGAAACGGTTTGCGTCCTCCATCGGTGCGAGCCATGCCGCGTAGTCGATCATGTCAGATGCATGGTCGGCGAACGTATCAAACACGCTGCGCAGCTCCACGGCGTTATTCGCGTTCGGCGTCACCTGCTGCGCCATGCCGATATTCTTGATGGAGCGCACATTGCCGCTGTCCTTCTCGAGGTTGCTGTGCAGTGCTTCCTTTGCTGACTTGATGGGCCAGTAGTTTTTCTCGGTGAATTTGCGGTAGCCGTAGGCCTGCATGCTCGCGTCGTTGCCGTACTTGGCAAGCGTAGTCGCCGTCAATTCCTGCAAGCCGTCCGCCACGCGCTTCTGCTCGTCCGTTAGCTTGCCCGTGATGCGCTCGATATCGCCATCAGTCAAAAAGACCTGCTGCGTGCCGCGCGGCACTTTCGTCCTGCCGGTCTCCGCGCTCTTGATCTCCGGCTGGATGACGCCGCCGCCGAGCAGATGCCCAAGTGCCTGCTTGCGCTTGCTCAGAAGGTACAGTTCCATGATCTGCGGCGTCGTCAGTGTCAGCTTACCGCCGTTTGCGACGGTGATGTCGTGCGTCTCCGCCTCCCACTTGCCGATGGCACTGCCGCGCGCGTCGCGTAGCGCGCCTTTCAGGTCGCCGTGGATAGCCTTTCCGGCAATATCCTTGAAGCCCGCCTCGCCCAGCTCGTCGCCAAGCACTTTTCGTGTCTTCTCGGCAATGTCGCGCGCCATGAGCTCCTGAGAATCCTGTGCATTGCGCAACATCCGGTAGATGCTCTTGCCCGTCTCGCCGTAGTGCGCGAAGAACGTGTACGGCGTCTCTAAGCTGATCGTCGTATTGCCGCCGAGTTTCTTCCGCCGCGTGCTCACGTCGGCCTTGAAAGCGTCCGCCATCTGCTTTGTGGTCTCGAATTTGCTCTTGGAGAGCACCTTGCCTGCCGTCGAGACGGATTTCTCCACCGCGCGGATGGTCTTCCACATCGTCCCGAGCTCTTCCCTCGTCAGCTCGGAGAGCCGCTTGTCCTTCATGCCGATAACCTGTCCAAGCAGACCGTCCGAGCCGTCAGTTCCAAGCAGCGACGGGTCGATGACCATATCGTCGCCGTCTGCCTCTTTCCCTGAAAGAATATCTTGATACTGCTTCTGCAATGCGCGGAATGCCTCGGTGCGCTGCGTTGGTGTGCCGCTGCCGTCATAGACGTGCTTGCCGCTTTCGTCCACGGTGTAGGCGCTCTCCTGATTGATGCTGTTCAGCACTGCCGCCACCGCCGAGCGCATATTCTCGGGGATGTGCTTCGTGTCCGTCGGGCGCAGCAGTTTCTTCGACAGGTCTTTTGCGTGCCGCGTGATCTTCGCGCGCAGCTCGCGGCGCTTCTGCCCCTCGCGGCGCGTTGCGTCCTTCTCACGGTAACGGCCTTTCAGCGCATCCAGCTTTTCCGCCTGCTGTGTGCGAGCTTTCTGCAAGGCTTCCTGCGTGTGGCGCAACTTTACGGCGTCCGTGCGTCCCTGGGCCATCTGGCCTGCGAGTTTCGCGTCCGCCGCGGCCTTGCGCCCTGCCGCTTTCGCCGCGTCCAGCTTTTCTGCCTGCACGTCGGCAAAGGTTTTCTTTGCCTGCGGCAGGTCAAAGAATCGATCTATAATGTCATTCGAAATGGCGCTGACCGCCTGACCCATATAGCCCTCAAACGGGTTATACTCGCTGACGCTGTACAGCTCGTTCGCCACCTCGGCGATGCGGCTAATCTGGTCGCTCACGTTGTTCTCGCGCGTCTCGCTGAAAAACTCAGGGTAGCTTTCCGCCAGCTCAGAATAGACCTGATCGACGTTCGTATGCTCGCCCTTGCCGAGGTTCACCTTGCCAAAGAGGCTGCGTCGGAAGTCGGCAGAATCTGTGATTGCCGCCGCGTCCTCGGCGGAGAGCGTGATCTTCGTATCTTTCAGGTACTTGCGCAGCTCGCTATACTCGCGGTATACCTCGTCATCCTTTGCGATGGAGCTCTCTGCGATGCGCTGGGCGATGGAATCCGCGCGGCTTCTCGCCTCGGTGTAGGTCAGCTCGCCGGTCTCGTCACCGCCGCGCGCGATGTAGTCATACAGGCTTGCAAGGTCTCCCGCGATCTCGCTGCCCTCGATCTCCGCGCCGTAGCGGCGCGTCAGCTCCTTCGCCGCCTTTTCCACGCTCTTGCTGTCGGTGCGAACGCCGTCGCTGCGGCGCGTCTGGCTCTTCCAGTAGCCCACGCGCTGACGCAAGGTCTCATTCTCGCGCTTGAGCGCCGCAATCTCCTGCGCATTCTCCGTGCCCTTGAGGGAGAGGAACTGTGCAAGGCTCGATACCTGCGGCGTTGTTCCGTCCTCAAAATAGGCCTTGATGTCCGCAAGCACCTTGTTCGCGTGTGTGCCACGCGGGTATTCCGTGCTCGATACCGTCTGCCCGTCAGGCGTATCAAGGTCAAGAATGACCTCACCACGGTTGTGGCTGATGAAATCGGAGAGGGAATCGAGCTGGTTCTTTGTTGGCATGACCGAAAGGTTGATACCGCCGCTTTCCGGCGAAATACGGATATTGCCCTCGCTCATAAACTGAACCATGCTGCCGCTGTAATCGCTGCCTCCGTAGTCATCGCCCAGCGCGTCGCGGATGTCACGATGGTCGATCGTGCGATATCCGCCGGGGCCTCCTTCGTGCCTGCCGGAGAAGTCAAGTTTCTTACCGTTCGTCAAGATGTATCCGGTCTCCGACCACTTGTAGGTATGCCCGAAATACTCGTCCGCGTCCTTGCGGTGCTGCTTCTTCTCTTCATCGGTATACTCTTTCAGTGAATAGCGAATATCCGAATTTCTTGTAGGAGCCTTATTGTCAATGTTTTTGATCTGGTTAGACCGGAAAGCTACCACCTCAGTATCCAGAATAAGTCCGTCATAGTTGGTCCCATTGACATCGTTGAATAGTTCTACCGCCGCTACCATATCACCGATGGCGGTCTGGTTTACATCGTAAAGCATAGCAAAGTCGCTCTTACCGTAGACTGATTTCAGAACGCTGCTCACCGTCGCATCGTAGCCGTAGTTCTCAAAGCTAAAATCGTCCTCATTGTCAGCCACGGCCTTGAGGAATTTTCGCATCTGATCGCGGGTGATGGTGGTCTCCGTTGTTGAGACAGGCGCGGTGATGTTCAGATAAAACGCCTTTGTATTTCCGTACTGCTTGGCGTGGGACTCACTGTCCGTGAAGTAGAAGCCCCTGCCGTACAGGTTGGAATATCTGGATTTCTTCCGGTCAAACACCGTGAAATCCTCGTTCCCACCACGGTACATGACCTTGAGTTGCCCGGCACTGTCCACTACTTTGCTGTCCTTGAAGTATTCCTGCTGCTGTTCGGTCAGCTCGCGGCCCTCGCTGTCTTCTTTTAGCGAATAGTGCTTCTTGACATTTTCGCCATCGGTGCGTATACTATCCATAGAAGCATCACGCAGGAATGTAGACTTCGGGTTCTGCCCGTATGAGCTACTGATGTCCTGTGTGATGTTTTCTATTTTTGTAATGTCTTTCAGAAGCAGCCCCTTTGAAACCGGTTCGATATTAACGGTGCCCTTGTAGTACTCGTCCCCGACCTTGAACGTCGTATCGAAGTATTGAAAGTCCCCTACGGCGTTGGGGTGGGCATGCCCGTCTTTCCCGTCCGGGGCCGTTCTGAAATTAGTCCCTGCATCGATCAGGTTGTCCAACTCCGTAGACGCCCTCATTTTCGCATCGCGGATATCAGAAGAAATGTTCTTGGACGGGTGCCCATATTCCGCCGCACTTCGGCCATTGACGAACACGCGATTATCAATGCCGATGACTTTCCCCGCAAACTTTTCCTTGATGACTTGGATTGCTCGCTTCGTTTTCTGCTTGTCATCCAGCCCGTCAAATTGGCTTTGCTCCGTCTGCACATCGACAAATCGCTTACCGTCTGCGAATTCATTCAGGGAATACCGCGCGCCGCCCTCTGTGGCGGCATTTTTGCTGTTCTGCGCCGCCGCCTCAAATGCCTGCTGCAAAAGCCCCTCCGCTGTCTGTGCCTGCTGTTTCGCCTTGCCGGTCAGCTTGCCTACGATCTCGCGGATGGCGTCGCGCAGCTTTTCAAGCAGCGTGCGGTCTTCGCTGTGCCTGCGGATAAACTCGTTCAGCACGTCCGTGTTGGCGATCATCTCGCCCGCGTAGTTCGCCGCGGCCTCGTCCATCGCTTCATCCGCGCTGATCTCAACCCCCATGCGGTTATACTGCTCATGCAGAATGTTCGCCGCCTCGGCAACGTCGGGGTCTTCCATGATGGCATCGCGGAACGCCGTGTACTGCTCGGGCGCAAGATCCTGTACGCGGTGTGTCCACTCATGGCCGACGACCTGCATCACGGGGTCCTGCGCATCCTTTGCGATGCGGATTTCGTTCCCCTCGATGACGCCGTTAGCCGTGCCGCCACGCACCACGTCAGCCATGCGCACGCGCACGCCGAGCGCCTTTGCGACGGTGTTGATCTCGTCTGCCGTCGCATTGTCCATTTCACGTGAAACGTAGTCATCATAGACAAGGCCGCTGCCTCCGTCGCTCTCCTGCGCAAAGGTCTTCTTGCGCGCCTCGGCCTTCGCGTCGTTCTGCCCTGCGACATAGCCTGCATAGGCCGTCTCATTCGTCGGGTTCGGGTTCGCCTTGCCCTCCACGCCCGCATTGTAGGCAGGGATAAAGTCTTTCACGTGCTGCACCGTGTCCTTGCCCTCCTGATACGAGCCACGAATCGCCTTGCGCCCGCTCTCACCGAGGGAATTATCGAAGCGCGCGAAACGATTTGCCGCAGCTTCCACGCCACCGCCAAGCCCACCGAGGATACCGCCGACGAGGAAGTCGTTCAGAATTTCCGATGCTTCCAGCTCGCTATAGCTCCCGCCGAGCGTCTTGCCGTTATAGATCGTCTGCAAGGCGGGCTGAATGAGGTCTTCGATGGCCTCCTCGCCGCCCTCTTCAAGAAACGACAGCGCGATCTTGCCCGCCGCGCTGCGGTTGAGCCCATGCATCGTGCGATCGATGACGTCATCCAGAAAGCCCTTGCCGAACATCTTCTTGAACGGCGCTGCCGCGTTGCCGATCTTCTCGGTTGCCACGCTGAGTGCACCGCTCGCAAATCCATAGTTGACCTGCTGTTCATGCGTTGCGCCCGCTCTGCGGGCCTCCTGCGCGCTTCCGCCGCCGCTGCGCACAAACATAGCAGGGAGCGCACTGCCGCCCGTCAGAAGGCCAAGAGCCGCGTCCATGCCCATCTGAGCGCCCGCAACGCCGACGTCGACTGCAAGCCGACCCGCGCCGCCAAGATCGCGCTTTGCCTTGCTGATGTCCTTTGCGCCGCTGTCGGCGAGCCGGTCGGCGGCCTTGTAGATGTTGCCCCCCGTGCGCTCCACCTCGCCGCCCTCGCCGTATGCCTGCAGGTATGCGGCTTTTTTTGCTTCCAGCGCCGTAATGACGTTGCGCGCCGTGTCGCGCTCAGATGCCGTGCTGCTCGGGTCTGCCAGCACGTCGCGCTGCGCCTTGATATCCTGATCCCACAGCGCAATTTCTTTCTCGGCTTCCTCGCGCTGCTGCAATCCGACGCCGACCTGCTTCATGCCCACAGCGTTGACAAATCCCGAGCCGTAGGTCTTTACCGCGCCCTTTGCCGCGTTCCCGACGCGCTGCGTGACCGTCTGCGGCTTCACGTCCTTCACATGCTGCTCAAGGGCTTCCTTGCTCTGGTACGGCTTTGCGTTTTGCTGCTGCAAAGCGCCGCTATTGAGGCCCTGCATGATGGGGCTTTGCCACTTAGGCGTGACAACGTTCTGCTGCCGGAACATCGGACTTGTGCCGCCCTGCGCGGGCATCTTCGGCGTCACGACATTTTGCTGCGTCACTGGCGTCGTCTTCACAGGGCTCGTGCGATATACTGTAGGTGGAGAAGAGACCGGGGCGCTCGCGCTCCCGGTCTGCATCAATTTCCCGCGCCGCCCCTGAGCAACAGTGGTCGCAATTGGCTGCTCGGTCTTTAATTTCTTCTCTTCGTTATTGGTGTTCAGTGCTACCAGCTTTCCCATATCAGCCCTCCGTGTAAGTCAGCCCGTATTCGTTCAGCATCTTCTGCACGCGCGCCTTCTGCTCGTCGCTCAGCTTATCCCAGAAAGAATCAATACCTCCGACAGCATAATCGGTACGCCCCTGTGCAAGCATCGTGCGCAGACTGCTCATAGCCGCATTGAAATTGCTCGAATTATAGCCTTCGCTCGAGCCTCCACCGTTCTGACCTTCCAGCCAGTTTTCATAGTCGGAATAGAGCCCGCTCGAAGATGTAAAGCCGTACTTCTGGTAGTTAGCCTTCTGCGCAAGCCAGCTCTTGGGGTTCCCGCTTGCCTGCGCCGCAGCAAACAGGCCTTCGTAGTCCATCGATCCGCCGGTAGCTCCGCTACGTGTCCTGCCACCGGAAGTCCGGCGAGAGCCACCGCCGCTTGCCTTCCCCGCCGCTGCCTGCGCGGCCTGTTGCAATTTATACTGCCATTCCGCATTATAGCGTGCGTCCTCGATGGCGTCGCGTTCCTTCTGGTAGTCATAGTTCAGCTTGTCCTGCTGCTTCTGATACGCCAGTGCATCCGCCGTCTGCTGGTCGCCCACCTGATCGCGCGCGAGCTGATAGAGGTAATTGCGGTCAGCCAGCCAGCGGTTGTAGTTGTTGTCCTCAATCCCAATCAGCGTATTCAAGTCGGCGCGGTCGCCGCTCAATTTATCCTGATACATGCTATAGGCAAGCTGCTGTAGCTCGGGGATCTTGTCCGTCATCTGGCTCATCTGGTAGTCGCTCGCCTGTTGGCTCGCTGCCACCGCCGCCGTGGACGGCATCCCGCCCGTCATCACTGCCGCCTTGCCGAGCACATCCTCAGCGCTGCGGTCTGCCTCGCGCGTGTACTGCTTGCGATACTGTTGATAGAGCGGGTCACTCGCCGCGTCGTAGGAAAACGGCGTGCGATTCAGCAGCGCGTCGAGCTTTGCGCTGATCTGCCCGCTCTGATCGTAGTTGTAGTTGCTGTCGCCCAGCTTATCGAGCCAGCTCGTGTCAGCCTTTGCAGGGCTCGCGCCCGTGCCGAGTTTGATGTACTTGCTGCCGTCCACGCCGCCGGAATAGTCGTACTTCGCGCGAATTTTCTCCGCTGCGTCGTGCGCCGCCTGCTGGCCCGCCTTGTCTCCCTCGGCATATGCCTTGTTGTATGCCTCGGTATACTGCCGGATGAGATCAAGGTCCCCCGAATCGTTGATGAGCGTCAGGTCTGTATTCTTGTGTTTGAAATTGTCTGCCATTGTCCCCTCACTTTCTGCCGCCCGTCACGTATTCGTACTCGAGCGCATAGAGCCGGTATTCTCCTGTGGCTTTGATTTTTAATCTAAAGTGGTCGCAGCGGCGGATCGGGCAGTCGAGAGTGAAAACGTCTTTCTCCTGTGCCCCGCAGCGGTCGACCTCTTCCCACGCGCCGCCGTCGAACTTGACAAGGAACACGACCGTTGCGCCCTTTTCGCATTCCAGCCGCGCCCGAACGCGCTGCACGTGCTTCGCGTCGAATGAGCCGCCGTCATAGTCGGCAAACTCCGCCTCGCTAATAACAGCGCCCTCGCGTGTTGCGCCGGTCGGGATATCTGCCGGATTCCCCAGCAGCACGCACCCACCGTCTACTAAGGCCATGATACCGCCCGAATAGGCCATTTGCACCACGGCAAGCGTATCTTCCTTATGCCACACGCCGTTCTCGCTGCTGTAGCAGTACAACGCCGCCTTGCCATCCTCTTTCAGGCTCACGTAGTAGTTGAGGCCGTCGCTCCCTCCCACCGCGTCAGAGAGGCGCACATCGTCGCCCAGCGTGTGGGAGATGCAGCGCGGCATGCCGCCGCTGTACGCCATGATGCCGACCTTTGAGAGGTAATAGAGCGTTTCCCCCGCCACGGCGAGGCTCTTGTGGCTGCCCCTCATCACACCGAGCACCGCGCTTGACATGAGTTGGAAGTTTGTCGGAACCGTGCCGTACATCTTGAATATTTTGTCTTCTTTGAAAAAGCACGGGTAGCCAAGATAGCTCACGCACGCCGTGAACGCTCCTGCCGTGCCGCTCTCCACGCTGAACGCATCCGTGGAGAGCCCGTCAAACACGTTCCAGTTGTACGGGTCGCCGAGCTTTGAAGCAAAGATGCTGTCGCCCTTGCATCCCCACACGCGGTTCTCGTTCGTGCAGACAAAATCCATGTCGGGCACGCTGCGATTGAGCGTGACTGTTCCAGGCTCCGTGATGCTTTCCTGCCCGTCGGGCAGGCGGAAGGTGTTTTCATAAAAGCGCAGCGTCTTTTTGTCCTCGCTGATCTCCCGGATGATGGGTGTGCGGTTGTTGTAGGTCTCCTTTGTGCAGCCCGAGATCGTCACGGCGTCGCCCACGTTGAACGGGAACGCCGCGCCGGTCGTCGTGATGCTGTTTGCTGCCGCCTTTTCGTCAGCATACGTGCCATTCCCGAATTTCAGCCCCGCCGCGGCGTAGCTCGCCTCCATCGGCTTGATCGTGCCGTCCTTTTCGCACACGATCTTGTCGGGGAAGATGAGCACGCGCTCGCCAAGTGCACAGAAAGTCTTTTCGCTATCTGCGACTATCGTCTTCTCTTCGCCGTTGATGTAGAGCTTCGTTCCGTATACCTCGTAGAGTTTGCCTGCGCTGAAAATGCCGTTTGCCTTGCCCATACCCTTGCGGACGGTATAGCGCCGCGCACGGGGAGCAAGAAGCGGGAAGTATCGCGCCGACAGGTTCTTCATGTCGTAGAGCTCGCCGCCCGCCGCGCCGAACGTGTGGTTGATGCCTCCGAATTTCTCTTGCTGCACGCGCCGGTTCGTATATGCCGTGATCTCAGGCAGTCTCATCCGGGCCCTCGCTTTCTTTCTTCTCTGGCGCTTCCGTGCCGTCGCAGATCATTGCGATATTGCGAAGCGACTGCCGCACCGCCGCCACCACGTCCACCGCGTCGCCGTTGACGTTCAAAATGCCGATCAGGCGCATCGCGTGCGCCGCTTCCTGCTTGATCTTTTCATTCATGCTCTTTACCTCCAATCGGGTTGCGAATAGCTCCCGTAATTGTTGACCGGTCGAACCGATAGCCAATTTGTGTTGGAATACGTCCCGATGTTGACGATCGCGCGGTATCTCTTCCAGTTCGGATAGGCATACGTCCCGACATTGATAACCGCCTTCGCGCTGCTTCCGCCGCCGCCACCGCCGCCGCTGTACGTTGTGGCGGTACCCTCGTCGGAGTAATCCGATACGATCCAGTCACCGCCCCAATAATAGAGGTTGCACACCCACTCGTATGTCGTCCCCGGCGATAGCCCCGTGATCGTGCCGACGAATGTGCTCTCCCCGCCGCCGACTGCCGTGGAATTGAACTCAAATGTTCCGACGCCGGTGATGCGCACGTCGATGAGCCGCTTAAAGGTGTAATCATCCGAGCCGCCCGTAAACTTGGCGTACACGCTGAGCTGCGTCCCGTCTCCGTCGACCGGTGATAGCGTACAATAAAAGCTCGCCATGCCTTACTCCTCGATGAAAAACACCGTGCCATACGGCGCGTTGCTCGGCGGCGAAGCGCCGAACGTGTAGTTGCCGCTCAGCACCAGATAGCCGCCGCCGAGCGAGACGACAGGGTAGTCGCTGGCATCGTCTTTTCCGATCAATGCAAACGGCCCCAGCTTGGATTCAAGAAAGATATTTCCCGCTGCGTGCATCTTCATGCCGCCATAGGTCGCCGTCAGACCGACGCCGACCTGCCCCGTGCCCGTGTAGGCAAGATCCATGCTGCCGACAGGGGTATCTCCGGCCAGCAGGCTCACGCTCCCGCCGCGCAGCGCGCCCGCTGTCAGCGTGCCATAGATGTTCACCGCATCCACGCACAGATCAATGCTGCCCGTGCTCGCTACCTGCACGCCGTTGTAATTGAGCTTGAAGGTCGTGCCGTTCTCGCCACTCGTCGCGCCCAGTGTGAAGCCGGTCGCGCTCTGGTTAAAGATGCTCTGCGCCTGCGTCGCATCGATCTTCCCGCTCACCGTTGCGCGCAGGCCGTTGACGTCCGCCGTCAGGTTCGTCACGCTGCCGTCAAGGCTCGAAATGCTCGCCTGCAATCCCTTTGCCGTCGCTTGCAGCTGCGTGATGTTGCCCTCGGCGTCGCCGATGCGCGCGCTCAGTCCCTTTGCCGTGATAGACAGCTCGTTCACATTCTTGTCCGTGTCCTCGATCTTGGCGTAGATCGGCTCGGAAATATTTTTGATAAACTCGCTCAGTGCATTTTGATTGATGTTGCTCCCGTCCAGATTGAAAAGCGTATACCGAAGCTGTTCCAGAAGCACGAAAAGGTAGTCGTAGACCCCGTTGATCTGCTCCTGCGTGTCTTTGCCTTCGCCGTTCGGGAAGGTCGTCTCCACCAGCTGAAATGTCGTCGGCACTTGTCATCACACCTTCCAGTTGCCCCGGCTTTCTTTCCGGTTGGTCCTGCGCCACCATGCCATAGCATCGGCCACCGCCTCGTTGGCAATGGCGTGGTCGTTGGCATAGAGCGCGCTGTCCTGATTGTAAGCGTCGAGCTGCGCTGCCAAATACAGGTGGTAACACTCGTTGTGGCCGTCCGCCAGCAGCAATTCCATGTCTTCGACACTCGCGGTGTCATCCTCCACGCTCACCTTGAGGGTGGGGGCTTCCACCCCCATCATTTCGGCAATTCGGTGCTCAAGCCCCATGAGGATTTCCGCCTTGCGCGGCGTGCTCAATTTGTTAGGCCGCAGCGCATCCGCGTCACGGATAGCTTTCAGCATTTTCATACATTAGACCTCCGTGAAATACTGCCCCGCCAGCTCATGCGGCAAATACTGCAAGACGATCTTGCCGCCCGCGGCCTCGCCGATACGCTCGCACTTGTACGTCTTGCCGTCCTCGCCGTCGAGGTAATACTTGCCGTACTCGTATTCCATGCCGCGCGCTGCGGGGATGGGGTCTGCCTGCGTGCCTGCGTGGTCGACGTTGATGATCGTCCAGAGATTGGGCGTCTTGTCCGGCGTATAGTCGGCTTGCGAGGTATGACCCAGACGGCACTTGTACACCTTGCCGCCGTAGCTCCTGCGGTCGCCCTTAGCGCAAGCCACGGGGTACGCCCATGCCGTGATGAGTTCCGGCACGCTCGCCGCCTCGCCGTCGCTCAGGC